ACATACAGCGACATTCGCCACGCTTATCATGTACATCAGTTGCAGCCGAACGACGGCTATAGTGGGATCACCGAGTGTTGGACGGATGACGAAGCCGGGACGATCTTTGCAGAGCTATTGGACCGCTTTTGCGTCTATCACCTGAACCGCTTCCCTCTTCCGCCGTCTGGACTACCCGGATTTAGAGAGGTCGGGTTCAGCCAGGAAGATCGGCCAGCAAAGCTGTTTGAACTTGGCTTGCGCTATGCGGTTGCGATCATCCGCAATGAACGCCGCGCCATGCATTTGCGCTGGCAGGATGCCGAAGAGTTTATCCGAAAAACTGAGCAGGGCGCTGAACAGCGGGTCGAGCTTCGGGAGATCCGCCGTCAGATGGATGAGGCTGAGCGGCGGACGGCCCAGGAGCAGCTAGTCTATTTCATCGGCTCGACAAGCGGACCGATCAAGATTGGCATTGCAGTGCGTCCGGAGGAGCGGCTCAGCACGCTCCAAACCGGCCATCACGAGCGCCTTGAACTGCTAGCGACTTGCCCGGGCGGTCAGAAACAAGAGCGTGCCTATCATAAGCAGTTCGCTGCTCGCCGCCTTAATGGCGAGTGGTTTGAGCGCTGCCCTGAGATTGAGGCCGAGATCGAACGCCTCAAAACTGGAGAGGCCTAGTCTATGGCGAGCCAAGAAAAGTTGAAAACCAATCCGGCGCTGTTCGACTGCCCGCATGTGGCGTCGGCTACGCTGGAGAAGGCGAAGGAGCTCTCCGCCCAGCGGATCGAGAAATTCGTCGCTGAGTATAATCCCACGCATACCGTCTTGATGGTCTCCGGCGGTCGCGACAGCGCAGCCACCGCAGAGTTGAGTCGCGAGATGGGGCTTAAGATTGACCTCATTCTGCACGGACGCACCGGCACCGGCATTCCGGCCACCACTGAGTTTGTCCAGGACTATTACGGCAAGCTCGGCCCCGACTTCGACATCGCTGACGCCGGTGACGCTTACGAGCGCTATGTCATGCGGAAGGGCTTCTTCGGCATTGGCAAGGCCGCGCATGCCTTCTCGTACCACATCCTGAAGGCCGATCCCTTCCGAGCCGCAATCAGCCGCAACATTCGCCAGCGCAAGCGCAACGTCCGTGTCATGCTTCTCAACGGGGCGCGGAAGCTGGAGAGCGAGAACAGGGAGCTCAATCTTCCCGAGACGCGGAAGGATGGAAAGCGCTTCAATTGGTGGGTCAACCTGATCCACGATTGGAGTTCAGCCGACCGCGATAGTTACTTGGCGTTGCGCGAGACGCCCATCAACCCAGTCGCAATCCAACTCTGCCGATCAGGCGAGTGCATGTGCGGTACATCCCAGAGCAAACAATCTCGGATGGAGGCCGCTGCGATTTACCCGGAATGGGGCGCGTGGCTGAATGACTTAGATAAGCGCGCAAGGACTAAGCACGGTTGGGGGTGGGGTGAGCCAATGCCCAAGCCTGCCGACCCACGGCAGATCGATATGTTTCCGCCAATGTGCATCGGCTGCATGCGCGACGACCAGCGAGACGCCGCATGAGAACCGAGTTCGCCCCAAGCTGCCCAGTGAGCATCTTCATCGCTGGCAGCAACACTGAGGCCGAGGCGATTTGCCGAGCCTATTGCGATGAAGTTGGGCTGTGCGTCACCATCACCTATGCCCGCTACGTTTACACCGGCGGTGCCGAGAGTGGCATGGTCATCGGCCTCATCAATTATCCGCGCTTCCCATCCGATCCGACCAAGATCGAAGCCAGAGCGATCGAGCTCGGAATGAGGCTCCGCGAAGGCCTCGGGCAGGAAAGCTTCAGTGTTCAGACGCCGACGACAACGACCTGGTTTAGTTGGCGCAAGGAGGATGTGGCCGCATGACGGAAGCAGTCATCTATCGCGGTTGGGAGATCGACCGCTATCGTCAGCCCGACAAGTGCTTCTACGCCTATGCACCAGATTATGACGGATTGACGCCCAGCGATACGCAATGCGCGCCGACGCTGCACGAGCTCTGCGACCAAATTGACGACGTGATCGCCGCAAGGATGCGCCCAAATGACGCCCCATCAGGACTGACGATATGACAAGCGATAAGCTGTTGGAGGGCGTCTGCGGGGAAAACCAGTCCATCCTCCCTGCTGACATGGTTGGCTGCGGAAAGTCGTTCGCCTCGCCGCGCGAGGTTTACCGCTGCACGCACTGCGATGTGCCGTTCCACAAGGAATGCGCCGAAAAGCACTTTCAGAGCGACAATGTGCTCACCGAAGAAATGATCGACGAGATTTTGCGCCGCGAGGCCCAAGCCAGATCACAGGAAGGCTCAAGCAATGAGCGATAAGCTGTTGGAGTTGGCCGAGCGCCTGCCCGTAATTTCGCTCTGGCAGCCGTGGGCGTCGCTGATCTTCACCGGCGACAAGAAGCACGAGACACGCGCCTACCGCCCGCCAGCAAAATACATCGGGCGGCGCATCGCAATACACGCCGCGAAGAAGGTCGTTCAACCTCTCACGCTAGGCTTGGAATTGCTTTGTGAGCGAGAATGGGGGAGCCGTGGCGTTTGGGCGCTTCCTCGCGGGGCGATCATCGGCACTGCTCGGCTAGTCCAAGCCTACGAGACTGACGAGCCATTCGTGAACACGGATAAGATCGACCGGATTTGCGGCGATTGGTCGCCGGGGCGCTTTGCGTGGCTTCTGAAGGACGTTGAGCTGTTGGCCGCGCCTCTGCCCGCGAAAGGCAAACAAGGCTGGTGGAGCATCGACGCTGCATCCCTCCGCGCCAGATCACAGGAAGGCTCAAGCAATGTCGGATGAAGTGAAGCTGCCTCCGCCGCCCATCCCAAATCCTGTCGTTCATCCCGGCGCTCGCCGCGCTCCCGTGGACGAAGCGCTGGCATTCCTGCGAGCCAATCGTGACACGCACACCCGCTGGGCCGAATACTTCGAACAGAACCCTTCGGTCGAGGCGGAATACGTTGCTAGCGGCGTTTGGGAGGGTGCAGCAGATCAGCGGCGCATCGAACGGCAATACAATGCAGCGATTGCGGCGTTCGAAGCCCTCACCCGCCCTACCGTAGTGACTGACGAGGTTGTTGGGTGGCAACCGATTGAGAGTGCGCCGAAGGATGGGACCTCCATTCTCGCGATTTGGCAATGGAACGAGGACGATCCCAATTGCGGGTCCGTGACGCATGAAGTCGTGCGCTGGTGCGGATGGTGGGACACTATGGGCTTCACGCAGCCAGAACCGACCCACTGGATGCCCCTTCCCGAACCACCGCGCGCAGCTATCGCAGCAATGTCATCACAGGAGGGTGAATAGGTATGAGCGTTAACGCGCAGGTTCGTGAGGCCATTGGTCGGATCGAGCCGCTACGCTTCAGCAGCGGCCCTAACTTCTTCACCGTCGATGTTGACGGATGGGGACTGAGCGCCCCGACGAGGCCGCAAGTCGCCAAGATGTTGTGGGCCTGGTTTAACGGAGAACGGCCACTCATCGTTACAATTTGGGATCAGATCGGCAATCCAATCAGGACACAATCCCATGACATTGCTTAAGAGGCTGGAGCGCATTCGCTGCTTCTTCGATCACGACTGGTTCTTGATAGCCAACATCACTGGTCGTTCCCGCCATGTCGGTTGTCGCCGATGCGGCAAGCAATGGGGCATGAACGACGATGCCCGTGCGCTATTGCCGTGGAAAGAGGTCGCGGACTTTCACGCCGAGGTGCACGGATACCAGCCATGAGCGACACAGTAGATAGGATTGCGCGGGCGATTGCGCGAGTAGAAGGTGACACAGAGGATTGGCGGGCTTTCTTGCCTCACGCCGAGCGCATCGAAGCCGAAGTCATCTTACCTCTGAGACACCTCATTTGGGAGATGGATGAAACGGTTGCCGACTGCTGCGGATGCCTCGGTCACGTCGATGAGGAATTGCGCGAACGCATTAATGGCGCCGCCCTACAGACAGGAGGGGAGTGATGATCCGCGTGATCGTGGCGACAGCCGACGCCTGCATGGCAGCAAATGTAGGAGGGCCTGTTCATGTGGACTATCGCTCATTCGAGATAGACGCACCCGAACTCGAAGCATTTCTGGCTGAGCAGGAGCAATGGAAGAAGGACGGCCTATGCCAGCGCTCAATTGTCGGCGTCGAGGCCATGACCCGCGCTCGTTATCCTGAGTGATGGTGGCTAGGCGCGTTTCATCTTCCGGGCTTCCCTGAATAGCGCTAGGCCAATCTCTGCTGCTTCATCAGGGGTCAGTGGGTTAATCGTCCCGCATCCATTATGCGAGCTAAGCCATATCTTTCCTGAGTGAGAATCGACGCTGATGTGGCGGCGATCGTCGAGATGGAGGATCACGCGGCCCTCCCGCGCTTGCCGTCAAACCAGCTTCCACAGGCTTGGCAGTGATGTCGCGTGATGAACTGCGTCTTGGTCCGCCGAACTCCCCGGCTTTGCACCTGGTGAGATCCACACGCCCCGCACTGAAGGGGACCCCGCATTCCGATATGCGGGTGGTTCGTCATGTAGGGCCGGACTTTCAAGTAGACCGGCTCGAGCATCACAACGTCCTGGCAATTATAGCGCTTCATGGTGCGGCGGGATTTCTCGCACCCGTTCATCGCCTTTGACCAAAGCTCCATGCCTTCGTGCTTGATCTTGCTCTGCCCGGTTAGTTTGGGGCCGATGTAGGCCAGCTTGCCGGACAGATAGCCCAGCTTCTTGACCGCCTTGTAAATGTCGATCGAGGTCACAGGTGGAGGTGGCGGGAGGTCGGCCAGCAGGCACTCGCCACGAAGCTTGGGAAGGTCGTAGCGGTCGCCGTTATAGGTGACTACCGCGTCGGCCTCGCTTAGAAACGCATGGGCGGCTTTCGCCATTCCCGTTCGACCGTGTTCCCACTTCGAGAAGAAGTGCGTCTTGCGCTCGCCAAGCCATTTGACCGCGAAGCACAGAAGTCCGCCGTCGTCGATGACCCGGTTCAACGCGACGGTCACATCATAGAGCTGCCAGACGTAGGCGGTCGCAGGCTCCCATTCGATGTCGAGCAAAAGGATTCGAGGCTCGTTGTCGTTGACTGCCACATGGTTTCCCCCGCTGTGGACACGCTATTTGCTTGGTGAAGGCTCTCGGCAGCCCTCGAGGATGGTTTGAAGGCCCTCTCCCCAGGCTCTCAGTCGAATGGCTGAACCCGCTAGAGTGCCTACGTCTTTCGACGCATCCCCAGTTAGGTTGTTGTGTATTTTGGGAGGCTCAGC